TTTTCTACCACCGTTGCCGCCATCCCCAATGTCCAAAGATCCTAAATCAATCACTTCCGGTTCCATAATTTTACTTTTATTTATTAATATGTAACTTACAACTTTTATTTTTAAGTCATACGCATAATAATTATATTATTGTATTTGGATTATTTTATTTCTTTTTATTTCTTTTTATTCTCTCCATCTCTCTAATCTTGATGGAAGCTTGATAAAAATGTGTCCAGGTTGAATGCGGATTTATTTAAATGCAGGTGCGCATAATAGTATCCTTGAAGAAAACAATCCGCCAAGTCGTCCTTCTTTTTATGTTCATCATATGTTGCTACCCATTCATTCAACTTTGGATAAAACGACAAGAGAGACCTGCACACCATTTTTCCCGCATCCTTTCTCATTTTATACAACTTTTTTTCACTTTCTAAAACATTATCCAAATTACCACCACCATCACCATTTGCTTTTTTATTTATAACGGTTTTAAATAATTTCAACTTGTTTGTTGCCGATATAAATTCAATACTTGTTATATTTCGCATAATAAAATACTGCGAAATCATCCCTTGTAGCACATTCATTCTTCCCGCCAAATTTCCAATTTGATTTTCAATGAGAATCGCGTCAATTTTATCCATGTGTTCTGCAAAAATGACATCCAAATGACACTTTATATTTTTACCGAGATCGACAATATTGATTTTATTACATGAGACCTTTTTTTTTGAAAGCGGAACAATGTACGGCGTGTGCCCGTTCTTCGAATTGGATTTCAAAAGTTTCGGATGCATTGGCAGTTGCGCTTCTTCTGCATGTTTTTTGCAGAACTTCACTACATCTTCTGGCAACATTGTATTCGAATGCGTGCAATACGTTGCCGACTTTTTGCATTTGCAACATTGTTTTAGAATCTTTTCTACTGTTTCTATTCCCGCTTCTTTATCGCACGACAAGTCGATTATATTCCATTTTACTATTTCTATAAAATGTTTACTGTTGTCTTCATTAGTGTCTTTGATTTCATTAATTGAAAGTAGACAGTATGCAAGATTTTTTATTCCCACATCAAAGCTCAATAGAATCATTTTTATATTTATAATATTTTTTATTACACTAACAAATATAAACAATGTATTTTTATATTTGTTATTAAATTTATTTATAACAAAAAATATGTGAATTGAAAATAATATGAATGAAAATAAAATTATATTCCATGTATTTTAATATTTACTAATATTAGTCATCTATTTTCTCAAAACTAAACAAAAGGTTTAAATAATTAAATAAATCAATCAATTCAATTATTATGAGCAAACCGTTATCAAATCCATTTCCGTCCAATATGATTGATAAAATATCGGACATTTATGAAAATCAAACATATTTAGAACGATACGGCGAGTATGTTTTTTTCGCAATCATTATATGTTTTTCATTCATACTTGTTATTACGTATATTCATATTAAAATAAATATGGAACAAATACGAGGAGATTGGAACAACCAAAAATGTAAACCGAACATTATGCCGTTTGCCGGAATGATTAATGCGCCCGCCAACATGTCGAAACTGGAATATGCCGAAAAAAATTTCGCAGAATGCACCCAGAACATTCTAACCGATATTAGCGATATTGCTCTTATACCCATTCATTACACGATAAGTATTGTCACCGCAACCGTTGGCGAAATTATGAGTATTATGAATGATATGCGCCAACTAGTAGATAAAATACGAAATTCGGTTGCTGACATTACGTCTGACATCATGAGTCGCGTTCTTAATATTATGACGCCCATTATGGAAACCGTAATTACAGCAAAATCCATGCTTGGAAAATCGAATGGTGTAGTTACTGCCGTCATGTACACGTTGTTTGGTGTCTACATGTCCATTAAAAGCTTGATTGGATCCATTCTTGAAATTATAATTATTATTTTGATTGCCATGGCGGCGGCAATTATACTGTTATTTTTTATACCGATTGTCGGAGATATTTTAGCAGTGGCCGGAATTGTGTTTTTTCTCGCAATTTCCATTCCGATGGGCTACTTGATTGGGTTCTCGAATAACATTCTGAAAGTGCACGCATCGCAAGGCATGCCCGGCGTTCCGGGGTAAGGAATGAATATTTCATTTTATGCCTTTATGCCTTTTATTATGCCTTTTATGAAATTGAATCATTTTTTATTTAGGAAAAACATATAAATAAAAAATTAGATTAAACTATTCGAATTCGAATGCAATTGAATATTTTTAATTATTTTTATCTTTTCTAATTGTATAAATAATTAAATATTCTATATTTTTATTATATAAATGGAACTTAAACTTTTTGGATACGAAGCGCGACTCGAAGTTGTAGTTGCTTGCATTATTATTGGCATGATTGCAGGATTATTCATGTTTTGTGACTGTTTTCAATATAGCGTTTTAGAAGGCATGACTACAAAAGATATGCATAATAAAAAAGCCAATGGCAAAAACCCAGTTGACAAAAAGGAAGGATTCGTCAATTTAAGCAATAACGAATTGAATATTGACGACTCGTATACGATGGGTTGGGTTCAAACTGCCAAACGGTATGCATCCGGAATGGGCAATAAGAATCGACTCAACACATATAAGGACAATGTCGGAACTCCGGTGCCTTTGCCTGAAGGCGAACTCTTCTTTTTTACCGATAATAAATTCAAGCCGGAATGCTGCCCGTCCACGTATTCCAACAGCATGGGGTGCGCATGTTTGAGCCAAGATCAAGTCAACTACATTAACCAGCGGGGCGGAAATCGAACGCTTGGACCCACCGAGTTTTAAAATAAAATTACTTTTATAGATTTATAGATGTTTCTTTAGAGAGATTTGAATTATAATTATTATGATTAAAAAATGATTAAATAAATTAAATTAAAATCAAATAATTATAATTTAATTTATTATACATATTATTATACATTATACATTATAATAAAAATAAATTACATACATGTCGACAACAAAACCCGTTGGATGCAGAGCATGCGGAACAGCTTTGAGTTATTCAACATATACCGGACCACAATTTAGCAACCAAAATGATAAATACAATGTACAACGAATTGAAAATACGGTGCGAGTGCCGTCATCCGAATACACGATGAATAAATCCGCGCTGAACGTGTATACGCCCCCTAAAAGCCAGTTTGCATTTGTAAATTGGAACCAAATGAGTGATCGCGCCGTTCCCGGTGTAACGCGATCTAATGTTCCGTCGCACGGCAACTCGACGCGCTCATCTTTGACGCGACTCCGCCCGGGAAGCATGTCTGCCGGCGGCAGTAAAGGTGTCGACATGAAACACGGTTCCTATGATCGCTATTTGGCCCGTCTGAAAGGCAAATCCGTTTTGCGAACCAGCCCGAATCCGAATGGGACACAAGTCAGTAATCCAACATTTAATGCAAAATCAATCAAGTGGGGAATTGCTTATAGCGAGAGCTGCACTTATGATTGTTAGAAAAATAATAATTTTTAAAAATGATAATTTTATTATATTATAATATTAATTATTTTATATATTATAATAATTTTATTATGGATAAAGAAACGCCATTGGAAAATGGTTTGGTGAAATTTGTAGAAGATCATTCAGAAACATTTACTGATGTGGCGAGCATACGACGCTCAATCATTCGTGCATTTGCAACGTTCCAGTTTCATCAACAATATGGTGGCATTCTTTTTCGCGAGCCCGGTTCATTCCGACCCGGTCTTAAACCTTTAGCAATTGCGATATTGGAAATAATTGTAGGTAAAATGGAAAGAAATAGTAAAACATCACAAGACGTTCGGAACATATTGGATAATTTTAGATTGTGTGTGGAGTTTATACAAACATTTGTAAGTGTTAAAGATGGCTTATGCGCACATGAAATGACGCATAATGGATTAGGAGGTCAGGTTAGTGGCGCACAACCCTGTATTGATTTTATGAATTCATTAGTTATACCACCAAGACCTTTAAGAGTATTTAATAGTGACCTCAACATGAACCATGCAATTTGGACTAAAGCTAATTTGTGTATAAATTTTTACAATTCACGAGTATTAAAACTATGGGCGGATATATTGATTAGTGGAAATATAATAACGACGGCCGCACTACAACAAATGTCACAACGTATGGCAACACCACCACCACCACAGCGTCCTTCTAAGAATCGAGTCGATGCATTCGGTAATTATGTACCAATGTCAGCGGCAGAGGCAGCAAAGGCAGAAATTGTGGCAACATTCGGTAATCCAGCTACTATGAGTTTGGAAACATTATTGAATGTTTTGACGTTTATTCATTTGACGGATTACTACTCAGACCAAATGCAACAGGACTTATTTTTAACACAAGGAGACGGGTTGCTTGTTAACAGATTTGTTGAATTGAAAAATGTTCGCGGTATCGGAAATTCATTCATAGGATCGCACGTTCCTAATGAACTTAATGATGAGCTACAATTGAAGTGCAATATCGTTGGAAATGCAGATCCAGTACAAGCATATTTATCATCTGATGTATTAGACCGATGTGTAGAAAGTATTGGTGGTTTTCCATCAACAAAACAATTTGTAGATTTTTTGAATACGGTAAGACAAAGGAAAGCTGAACAGTTTTTAAATAAAGATTCTGATTTTTCGACAGTAACATCTAGTTTCGGTGGCGGAAAAAAAACAATACACAAAATAAAAAAACGCAATAAAAAAAGTAATAAAAAATTTTCACAAAGGAGTAATTATCGTTAAATCTAGTATCAATCTAGTAACCTAATAATTAAGTATATCTGTTAGAATATTCGTCTACGTGTACATGAACATGGGAGCGCTGTTCGTCTCCACCTTTTTAATCATAATGTCGACAACACTGTTTGTGACCGTGAATGGAAATGTCACATCGATGGAACTGGAATCCTTGTCAAACAATTTGCTTCCCGGTTTCATTAAGCGGTACAAGTTCAACTTGGTAAAGATAATTTCCAAGCAGCGCTTCAAGTTGCGCACACCGTCTTCCTTGTTCGTGTGGTGTTCCACAATGTATTCAATTGTTTCGTCGGGGATAATAATTTGCTCCGGCTTGAATGCCACTTCCGACTGAATCTTCGGAATCAAATACTTTTGCGCAATGTGCGTCTTGTCCTTTTTATTATACCCGTTGGTGTGAATGCGATACATTCTGTCGAGAAGAATTGGATTCACCTTTGACTCGTCATTGTAGCTGAAAATGAAGAGACACTTGCTCAAGTCAAACGCGATTTCCGAAAAATACTTGTCGTGGAATTGACTGTTTTGAGACGTGTCTGTCAAATGTGTCAAGATTCCTGTGATTTCTTCACCCTTGGGTGTCTCGCTGAGCTTGTCTAATTCGTCAAAGAATATCACCGGATTCATCGACTTGCAGCGAATCATAATGTCCACGATTTTACCCCACGTGCTGCCTTCATACGTGTACGAGTGTCCTTCCAAAAAGCTGCTGTCTGTCGCACCACCCAGCGCAATAAACGCGAAATCTCGTCCCAAAATTTTGCTAATTCCTTCCTTTACCAACGTCGTCTTGCCGGTTCCTGGAGGACCCTTGATTGCAATCGCCGAACCAAGTGCCAACGGGTTTGAAATCCACTGACCCACCATTTGCATAATCTGCATTTTGGCATCATTGAGCCCGTACACTGCCGAATCCAGAGTATCTTTTGCTGCTTCCATGAAAGTGTGACACTGTTCCACACCAACGTCCATCGTAATTGGCAGCGTCCTGTGCACTCCAAACGGAATTGTCATGAATGTATCAACCCAATTTTTCACCTTGAAGTATTCGCCGGAACACGTGTCCATGTATCGCAAGTTTTGAATGCGCTTCAAAGCAATTGCCTTGTATTGCTGTGGAATTTTGGTTTCCAGTAGTGTCAAGCGATACGGTTTGTCCACCAACATGATTTTATTGAGCTCGCTTAACTCTTTCAACACGTTTGCCTGCTCTTCATGTGTCAAATACTTTTTGAAATACTTGAGATCATTTGCCGAGTTCTTTTTTTGTAGCAAACGTCCGAACTTTCTCGTGTTGCTTCTCATCTGTTTCACACCCTTCTTCTTTCGCAGCGTTTTGATTTTTTCTTCCTTTTCAATCATCTGTTCCAACGTCTTTCTTGCGATTTTGTTGCTCTTGTCTGTTGCAAGAATTGCCTCCATTTGCGCTTTGATGGTTTGAATCGTTGCTTCGTCCTCGCTTCCGAAATCGTCGTCGTCGTCGTCATCAACGCCGCGACTAGTATCATGCTTCTTTTCATTCTTTTTACCGTCATTCTTACCACCGTCTTTGTCTTTCTTTTCGCCGCCGAATATCGACTTTCCATTGATTGTAAAACTAATATTGTCTGTCGCTTTTTCCGCCTTTTCTGCCTTTTCCGCCTTTTCTGCCAGTTGTGCATTTGAAGAAGATGAAGAATTCTTCCGAAACCCACGAGTCGTAACTTGTTCTTCTTCTTCTTGTGCTTCTTCTTCATAACTTCTTTCAGTTCCACTTTCACTTTCATCATCATCATCATTATCCGTGTATGTCTCGTCGCTACCACTCGTTTCCCCTTGATCAGATGAAACGAATTCGTCATCGAAAACCGAATCGTCCATTACTGAATCACCATCATCATACTCATCTGATAAATAATCAAGTTTTGGCTCCTGAAGATTAATTACGATATTGTAATTTCCGAGTTGTTGTTCTTCTTGTTGTTCTTGTTGCAAATCACCGTGTTCATTGTATTTTTGTTTTTTGATCTGATGGAACAATTCTTCCTTTTCTTTCTTTTCTTTCCTTTCAACGCTTTTACTTTCTTGGCTTTCTGGTCTATGTTGCTTCTTTTGCAATCGCGCACTCCTTCGTGGATGCTGGTTTTCCTCTTCTTCTTCTCCTTCTTCTTCTTCTTCTCCTTCTTCCGACGACGAATCAACAAATTGTTTATTTTTTTTCGACTTACTTTGACTTTGTTGTTGTAACGTTTTCGCCTTGGTTGCAGAATATTTTGAAGGAAACAGTTCCGCGAGAAGTTTAGCATACTCTACCTTGTCAAATTCTTCCACATCACTTCCATCTTCACTGCCATCGCTAGTTCCATCATCATTTCTTGAACGCCTGTATTGAAGGGGTGGCTTTTCATTCGTTGCCTTCTTCGAGGATGAAATTCCAGTTAATTTTCGATTTTTGTTATGTTGATTCTGTGGCATTCCGTCTCTTGTCTCTTTCGATCGTCTGTCTATATACTGCATTTATATACATATGTGTTTTTATTTCAATTTTATAAATAATATAATTCCCAGAAGATTGAAATAAAATGAAAATTGAAAAAATCATAAGGATTCATACTTTTTCATTCTTTATTTCATTCTTTATTTCATTCTTTATTTCATTCTTTATTTCATTATTTATTTCATTCTTTTTTCATTCTTTTTTCATTCTTTTATAAAAAAGTATTATTAATAAAATTGAAATAAAACAATATAGATATATAAATATAATAAATAATAGTTAGCTCTGATTGCTTGCTATGACACATCAACCAAATTGGACGAAGAAAGCTGCATCAAAGATTGTAGGTATTCAGTTTAGCGTCTTGTCTCCTGAAGAAATAAGAAAATGTTCGGTTGCAGAAATAACGAGTCGAGACACGTATTCAAATAACATTCCGGTAATCGGTGGCATGTTTGATCCGCGGTTGGGTGTGCTTGAACCCGGACTCAAGTGTCCGACAGACGGTTTGGACTACATCAAAACTCCCGGTTATTTCGGACACATTGAATTAGCAAAACCCGTGTTTTATTATCAGTATCTTCCTTCGATTATGAAAATTTTGAAATGTGTTTGCATCAAATGCAGCAAACTGTTGATTAGTAAAGAAGCAAATAAAGAATGCGTGGATATGAAACCGGACGAAAGATGGAGTCACGTTCACCACTTGGCAACCAAAGTCAAGCGGTGCGGCGACGACACGCAGGATGGTTGCGGCTGTCTTGTCCCCAAAAAAATCAAAAAAGAAAACCTGGCCACGCTTTATGCGGAATGGGATGGTGAAGCCGATGAAGGGACGACTACTGGCGAATCCGGCGGTAAAGAAAATGGCGGTAAAGAAAAACTAAATATGAAAATGACTCCCGAGGTCGTTCTAAAAATATTTAAAAGAATATCAGACGAAGATGTTGCATTCATGGGATTCAGTCCGAAATTTTCAAGACCGGATTGGTTTATTTGCCAAGTGCTCGCAATTCCCCCGCCGGCTGTTCGGCCTTCTATTAAAATGGACGGGAATCAGCGCAGCGAAGACGACATCAGTCACACCATTGTGAATATCATCAAGGCAAATAAAACGCTGCTCGAGAAAATGAATGAACCGTCGGTGAATTCCACGATTATTGACGACTGGCAAAGTTTGCTACAGTATTACATTGCGACCCAAGTGGATAATAACATTCCATCGTGCGCCCCCGTCGCACAGCGCTCCGGTCGTCCTTTAAAATCGATCAAGGAGCGCTTGAATGGAAAAATGGGACGCGTCAGAGGCAATCTCATGGGAAAACGTGTGGACTTTTCCGCCAGGTCTGTTATTACACCCGATCCCAATTTGTCAATTCGTGAACTTGGTGTGCCCAAAAAAATTGCGATGAATATTACAAAACCGGTCGTCGTAAATAATCGGAATCGCGACTTTTTGCAGCAGCTGGTCCGAAACGGTCCCGACATTTATCCCGGCGCAAACATTCTGGAAAAGAAGACGGGTGGAGACATTTCGCTGAGATACATGGACCGAAGCACCATTGTGCTTGAGAATGGCGACGTTGTGCACCGTCACATGATGGACGGCGACGGCATTCTCTTTAACCGTCAACCCACGCTTCACAGAATGAGTATGATGTGTCACATTGTGCGCGTGATGCAGCAGGGCGACACATTTCGCATGAATATCGGTGACACGAAACCGTACAATGCCGATTTTGATGGTGATGAAATGAACTTGCACATGCCGCAAGACGACGAAGCAGAAGCCGAACTCAAAGGGCTTGCCGCCGTCCCGTATCAAATCATTAGCCCTGCAAAGAACAATTCAATCATCGGTATTTTTCAGGACTCACTGCTTGGAGTGTACCAGTTCACTAGAGGCGGACTCCCCGGATTTGATGCGCGCATGGCGATGAATTTGCTGATGGGATACAAGAATGTGAACCCGTCGCTGTTCAGCGACCCGAAGAAGAAAATCACGAATTTTCAAATCTTGTCGCAGATTTTGCCGCCGCTCAGTATGAAATATAAAACCAAACAATTTGGAGGAAGCGACGACTATGCC